AGTAAAATTTTGATTTTGTCATACATCATACCCCTCCTGTTGTATAATCCGTAATGCCCCTTGCGATAGCACGCACAATAGTATCAAGGTCATTATTAAGTAGTTCTAAATCATCATCATTGTCTATGAATGCCATTTCAACTAACACAGCTGTTGCATCCGTGCCGTTTAATACCCATAAATCGGTACGCTGTTTTACACCACGATCAACCGTATTAATACTACTGATGATTTGCGATTGGATATCGTTCGCTAGACGTTGGCCATTGAAAGACTTGTACAATGTTTCAGTGCCACGTGCCTGCGTATTGAATGCATTGCAGTGAAGCGACACAAAGATATCTGCGCCCCATGCGTTGGACTCAGCACATACGAGACCTAAGTCATCATTCTGTAAAGTTCTAACTTCGCATCCTGCAGTTTGTAAATAACAAGCCAATAACTTACCCGCATCACGAGCAACATCGCATTCACGACGTCCTGTGTTAGGATTTACTGCTCCAGAGTCCAGGTCAACATCATGACCTGGATTTATAAATATTTTCGTCATTACTACTACCTCCTTCTAATTTATCAGGAACACCATTATTGTTCCTATCCAACCAAAGTCCTAGGAAGCCTACTACGGCTGTCAATACACTAGGAATAAATATGTGGTCAATAATATTGAGTCCAACATCAATCAACTTATTAGTTTCACTTGATACATAGCCCCTAGCAAATGCCATAACATATTCTGTTATGACTAGCCAAATAGGAATTAGCATAACAAGTACTAGAATTCGTGTCGCTAGTACTCCAGTAGGTCTAATGTTAGCAACACGAACAGCACCATATGCTGATTTCAGTCGGTTCATGATTTGATATTTCATTATCAGTCACCTCCTATATCGTCCGTGTTAAGAGTGATACTTCTTCCTATCGGCATATTATTTAGAACTTGGATATGCATCAGTTCAGTACTCAGACTCTGAACTGTGGTTTCAAGGTTATTGAGCCTGTGAAACTTCGCAGCATCTCGTTCTTCCAACTTGACTAACTGCTTTAGTATTTCCTGATTACTTTTTGTTAATTCAGCGATACTGTTGATAGCATCGGATAACTTATCGTCATAGTCCTTACGCTGCTTATCCATACGCCGAGCCAAATGGTCATCTAACTCTTGCTTAACTGCGACTAGCGAGGTATGTTCTAAGAACCACACCATCGCCCTAAACGAGCCCCGAAGGGCGGCCCAGATAACCCCTAACAGGGTTACCCAGAATCCAATGTCCGCAAAGTAGGCCGGGATGCCGAAATCCATTAGCAATAATCTAATTTCGTCCATTTAGGCCTCCGATTTCTCCCATTTTTCGCTGTAAAGATTCCATTTTTTAGTATGGTCTGGATTGTAGACCTCTAATGAAATTTTCTGCATCATGACTTCTCTCGGTGGGTGAGATCCCTCACTAACAGTCATTTTATTAACCCTAATGAGATCATAAGATTTTAAATCAAGGTTATCACCCGCCCATACAAATGCAGGGATATTGATTACCGCAAGAGAACTGTTAGCGAAAGCATCCCTGTCAATATCAGTGGCCTTTGGCAAATTAATGATATTGTGATCGGTTCCGACGAATGCTAGTGCACCAACTTTAACAACATTCGGACAGGTAAGTTCACCTTCCAAATCGCTACGGCCATAGAACTGCTTAGGCAAAATCTCTGTAGCCGTTTCCGGATTGAATTCAATAAGACCTTTGATTTTAACAGTGTCAATGACATGATCGATTAAGTTAAGATATTCAAGATAGACATCATCAGCACCGTAAGGCTGAATTCTAATAGTTGCACTTCCGGATTGAATTTCAACAGCTTCTGCAGTGCCACTCACTCGAACTTTAAAGCCATCTTGCCCGGATACTCGAATTTCAGTATCCCCTTTTCTTGGTTCGTTAAATGTAAGTGGTGCATAAGGCTGTTCATCCAACGCATGGACAATAGCAGTTAATATCGCTTCAAGGGTACCGCTATTAATAAGAATGTTCTTACCTTGAAGTGCTGATATAACTCCTGATAAGTTAGGCAGCTTTGCTTTTAAGGATTCCAACCACTCCTCCTCGGTTCCTACGAATCCATGTGCTAAAGCAATTTCATAAGCACTTTTTCCATTATCGCCTACCAAGGTTGCTTTTACTTCCGCCTCTACTTTAACTGGACCTTCAAATCTTACTGGTAACGCTTTGTTTTGCATAATACATTCCTCCTCTAATCATGCATGGCCACATCCTGAATTATGTTGACTACCCCCATACCCAGTTTGTAATATCGGCTAGGCTCCGATTCCTTATATGCAAAAGCATCATACACATGCTCACCAAAGGACTTAATTTCTAGGGTATCCTTTCCGGAAATATTGAATGTCGCAATCTTCCCAGATGCTACCCCTTGCACTTTAATAACAAGCGGACCACTTGCTCGCTTTCGTATGGCGAATACTGACTTGAACCCGGTCAAATCTACATTGTCATCTTGGACTGCGTAGACTATCCCAAAATCCTCGCCAATATTGAGGTCTATATCTTTTACATTCATTACTTATCATCTCCCTTAATTGAATGGAATCGTACCTTGTTTATTGTACCCGGTCACATCGACTACCAAATACTGAGATGTGGTTTTACCCGAGCAACCTACAGGATATGTGGTGACTGTATTCCAATCAATGAACTGATACGATTTCAGCGATACGGTACTCTCATCGTGAAATCTGAACGTTTGCCACACTCGCCCCGTGTGTGACTTTTTATCTCCATTATTAATATTAGGCCCCCAAACGGATGCATCGATTACGGACATGGGTATAATCGCAACCTTGACGCCATAAGCCTTTGGATCCAGAGCCATGTTGGTAAAAGTATCCGGAACGTAGTTCGATAACTGGTTATACCAATCGTGCGCGTAATGATCGATTATGCGTAGATACCTGATGCGGCTATCATATATCACATCATTCTGCAGATTGTAATCTGCTGCCCAGGATGCTTTATAGTACTTGTGACGGCCAAGCACTTGCAATGCCATATTAGGCTTACTACTCCCTACCTTGTCAACAAATCGAACACGAGGTGTATCTGCATTAGCTGCAACGTCCTCGAAGTACCCAAAGCAATAGAACTTGATGCCAGCTTTTACTTCAGCAACCATTGCTTGTGTTACCTTTTCACCTGGTTTAACCACATCCACTACCAGCACCATTAATCGTTCACGACGTTTATGAACCCACTGAGCTGCGAATTCATATCCTTGTGGAACTGATACTGCTATAAGAGGTGCGTCACCATGATATACATAATTAGTGACATAAAAGACCTGAATTACATTAGCTTCCCCAGCAATATATCCATATTGGTATTTATTGGTAGGCACCATCATAGGTGTATAAGCTACAGGCTTGAGCGGGATTTGAACCGTTGGCGTTATCCCCCTCATCGCCCCGGTGTAAAGAACTGCCTCTTTTTGCTTAGGGAAGCTAAGATACACTAGATTGTCATAGGTATCGTTTATAATCGTGACGCCATCTTTATTCTGGATGTTAATAAATTCCATACGCCAGCCACCCTTCATACGTAAGATCCTTAAATTGACGATTGATATTATATTCATCCTGGGACACTGCAAAATAATATGTTATGACATTGTCCCTAACCTCTGCCACTAAGTACTGCCCCATGGCTGCAGCCCAGACATGCTGCCCAGGTTGCAATCCATTCACAGTAATTTGTTGGCGTCGATTTGGGATGTCAGATACATACATCCGCCCTTCGATACGCGTGAGCCTTTCCTTGAGATTTAGTATGATATTGCCGTTAGCATCATAAGCTAATACATGCGGTTCCATAATACCTCCTACCAGCATCCAAGTTTAATCCGAGGGTTATTATCATCATCAAAACCTGTAATAAGATTATCCTGAATCTCAACACGAGCACCGGTCTCTCTCGAACGAAGTAACCCGATTGTACCGGACACCGCCGATAAACTATCAACATGTAATTTGTCGGCAGTAACTGCGTTAGCCTGAATCATCTTATTAACAATGACGTTATCATCGAACTTAGTCGCTCCTGTGATGTGAATCAATTTCCCCGCAATGTATACACCGGACTGACTGAGGTTAATGCGAGACACCAACTCACCACCATCAATCTCGCCAATACTTTTTTTAACTTGTAAATCGATGCTACCAGCTAACTCAGTAATGCGAGATTCCGTATGTGACGCCAAATTCGTAATTCTTCTAGTGGTCTCTTCAGAATTCTTATTGAATTTCTTATCAAGTTCCTTAATTCGTTCATCAACTTTATTCAGCCCAAGAGACTCAAGGTCTAGCAAGCTAGCATCAATTTGTGTCTTAATCACGACTTGCTTCTCGTTAACGAGTCCATCTCCGAACACATCCACAAACGAGCAACGTATCCGATATATTCCGGCTGAGTTCGAATACGTCAGCATGGTGCTAGTAGTTTCAAAATCATCAGTGCGCTCATCTCCGATCACGTGGCATCTGATTGCGTATGCTTGTGCTGGCTTAGTTGAGAAATAAAGATTAAATCCCCCTAACTGGCTTTTTACTACAAGCTCAGGCGCTGCCAACTGCGGAACGTTATACTCGTACGTTGCTGCAGTCGAGTATTTGCCCAACGTGCTGCGAGCATAAAGATAAACAGTATCTGCTCGTTTAGATAGGGTAAGTACAGCAGATGTACCTTTAACTCTTGCCAATAAAGCCTTCGTATCTTTACCAGGATTATTATCGGTACGTAATTCGTAATAGTCGACGTCAGCATTCAGCACCTCATCCCATGATGCGGTGGCATTTCTACCGAAAGTAATACCGAAGTTGCTAGGCATATCGGGTATCGCATCCATCGGTTTGACTATCACATCAACCATTTGAGCTGTTTCTGCCCGGTTACCAAATCGGTCAACCGAAATCGCTTTGATTCGATACTCCTCACCTGGACCTAATGATTTGATAATAACCTGACTATTACTACTGCCAGCGTACTGCCATTCTTGCCCTGGCACAGGCTTTCCGCTCTTCGACTTTAAGAGATACCAAATCTCCGCCACATCGAAATTGGCAGGATTACTAGGCGGATCAAATAGCACTTGTAAGTCGTAGTAAACACTTTTATCAGCCGTTTGATTGTACCGACTTAGGACACGTAAATTCTGAACATCCTCTGGCGTCTGCATCTTAGGTATGGCTATAGATTTTGTCACGCCAGTAGTCAGCTGGCCTAACTCATTAATTGCCTGCACGCGTACTTCATAGTTCGCGCCTAGCAGCACATCGGATATTGTGGTAGTATTTGTGGACGCTGGGTAGTTTCCGATATATGTCCACGTATCGCTTTTTACGTTTCGGTAATTCACGACTACGTTTGAGACTTTTCCATCGCGAGGTAACTGCCACGTTACACCTATGCGTGAATACATGATGCCATTAGCACCATAGACATCGCTCACTAACCCTACTGCTTGAATATCAGATGCACCGTGATTCGTATAATCAATACTTGGCACCGTGCCATCATCTGATACATAGAGTTCTGGATAATATTCCATGCATTGGATCTTACGGGTCATTTCTGATAGTGCCTTTGTAATAGCTAACACACGAAATGGCTTAGCCGATTTAGAAATCTCTCCGAATGCATATACCGCATCAGGCTGCACCGGTATAGCCTCTTTAACAATCACATTGAGACCTGATACATTTACTACGTTAAACGTAGAGACAATATCCGTAGAGTTGCTACGGATCAGCAACTGATAGTCCTTCCCTGGTTGTACAGTCACTTCCTTGTCGAGTGTAATCGTCTGGCCACTTACCGCAACCACACGACCGCCCTCGCCCCATTCAGGTATGTCGTGCTGAATTAGAATGATATCTCCTACCGTACACGCTATGGCATCAGTAAACGCCTCTATCGTCACAGTACGTATTTCATATTTATTGCATCGCAAGAAATGCTTACCGTGTTTATAGGCCTGCTCAAGACTGGTGCACCCCATGAGTTCAACTTGTGCCGGATTTGTTAATGTATCCGACTCGTCGTAAGTATCCCCATATACTGGAATGACGTCTCGCTCATAATCCTTATCCTTGTTAAGGAACGATATTTCAACAGAGTTAGCCCTAGCCTCCACACCTTGAAACTCTTCAGTAAAGCTACTGTGTTTTATATTGGCTACAGTAAACAACTGTACCGGTGTAGATTGATAATCGCTAACGCATGTGAACCTGGTTCCTACAGGAATTACTTTCCCTCGACCTACTGCTTCTGGATACTTTAACGCATCCCATAATCGCATAGCGGTGTCGTATATATAGTTGAATGTAAACCCATTTGTTTTGCACTTATCTGCCCATGCCTTAAATGCGTTATAGTCAAGGCGCATATGGGGCTGTCCGAATACAATATATTCACCGCCAATTTTACGGCAGATATGGATTAAATCATAAGCAGCCCATGCGGGATTGTCCGCTGGTTGAGCTTCGTACTTATTAATATACGGATTGAACACATACACCTCTGAACGCTCTTGAATCCATGTCACTTTTGGATCACTTCCGCTTAGTTGAGATGTAGCCAAAGCCTTAATTCCAATGAGAGCTTTCCCTGGATGCACGAAATCGTCATATATAATTTGAGTTAGCTGTACCCAGTAGACCTTATTGACATGGCGCAGGCTTTTCCCATCTTTCGCACTGCATCGCATACGGATTTCATAACGCGCCTTTTCGAGATTGTCAAAGCGAAATACACGATAAAACGCATTATTTGTCGCCTCTTCAATTCGTCCTGCGTAATCAGATGTATTTGTCACGCTATTATCCGACTTAATAAAGTTCCACGCATCACGGCGCTTAATGTGGCCGGCCATACCCTTTTGATTTGCTAAAGGTAATGCCTGCCAGGACTCATCGCCTACCTTACGAATTTCTGCTTTCAAAGTGACAGACGTACGGTCAGCGCCGCCGCTATCATTTGAATAATATAATCCGTTTGGGAATCCAACAGTTAACTCTATAGCGTCACATGCATCGCCTTGTACCTGTTGCGTATTCCATGATTCAGTCAATTCATAGTTTAGGGATTGATCCGCAAAATTATCATTGAAATTTGGGATAACTGTTTGGTCATTTGTGCCCTTTCTGATATCCACCTGCACATCTTTATAATTACTGATTGGGTTAGCGTTTATACGAATATCTTCTATCTTTGATAATTCGCCCTCACCTGCACAATATAAAAGGTTAAGATATTGCTTTTCACCATCACTAATTACATGGCGGGATAATAATAACCCAGCGCTTTTCATCCGGCCATACGTCACGGCTAAAGGGTAGCCCTGCCCAGTAACAGTTTCGGTACCTCCCCACCCATATGTATTTGACTGTTCGGAATTCGAACGGTCAACCTTAGGAGCAGTTAACTTTGAAATGATAGCATTACCTATCATCCCTACCGCCATAGCAATTACTGACCGCCAAATCAAGCTTTGGATACCGAAGATAGCACCCGAAGCAATACCACCGGTAAATACAGCCATCCCTATTGATAGAAGAACACCAAAGAACTTACCCTCAACTCGGGGCATTACTACAATGTAGTCTTCATCGTTCACAACTGTATTTGGTGCCGCCTCATGTCCATTTACTGAGTACGCCCATTCACCAGGTGCACTGAAGTAATAGCTGATAGACTTGCCCTGTTTAAATGGCAAATATTTTGTATCCCGCTGCTCCGGCTTGAACGGATTATTTACAATGATTACATTAACCATCTGCTACTCCTTCCTTTCATAAATGTGCTTCAATCGAGGCACGTACTTTGATATGTGCTCTATACAGGTGCCGCTGTGTTCAGTAGCGTGTATAAATTTACCTTCGCCAAGATAAACCCCTACATGATCGAGATTTTTACCATATAGAGCAAACACCAAAACACTCCCTGGCATTGGCTCACGAACCTCGCGCCATTCATCCATTTGGATTTGGGTATATTCGGGTAGTGGTATTCCACTACGCCGATATACCTCAACAACTACATCCCAGCATTTCATTTCCGAGAATGGAGTACCTATCATATCAGTCAAGTCACTTATTGGATGCATACAGTCCTCCTTGCGGGATAGTAGGTTCTCCGCCAAATCGTGTACTGTTCCCCAATTCACGACATCGCGCTAGGGTTTTATTGCATTGGTTTTCACGCCCCTTATATCCACACTGAACGCCTTTAAACTTGAACGGACAGAAATCCTTCATCACACGAATTAATGGGAATCGTCGAGTAAAGCTAAAGTCAGTACCCAGTGTAAACTCCATCCATTCAGCATTTGCATGAGTTCCTGTAATTACGAAATGCTCCTCTTGCTCGCACACATCAGGTATGTTCGTATTTACTACACGAATGATGACATTGGCTCCAGTGAATCCATTATTAGACTCTGCCATACGCTGAATTGTACGAGTCACGTTAGACACAGACAGCTTGATATTAGGTAAATCCGTCGCATTCTCTGTAACATCTTGAATGGTAAATGGAAATGCAATATAGGTATTGCCTTGAAATTGGATATTCTCCGTATTGTATACCAGTCGAATCGTATCCCCTTTATAGGATATTTCTAACAGCATTAACCACACACCTGTGGCCGATATTTGGTTTTTCTCTAAAATCGATGCCGTTGAGAGTGGTAACATGTTATACCTCCTGTAATTTCACGGTTCCCATCCACACTCCGTAGTCATTCGCCGCAAAGTCTAACTGATCAGCAAATCGTACATTTAGTGTTTCCCGTGTTTCCGGATGAACCCAATCGAATATACCGGAGCAGTTAACTTCGTCATAGAACGCCCGAAGCTTATAGTAATCAGTTGTTGGCAACTTGTACCCTACGGAATATGTCCGCCGGGTCCTTGTCGTCTTCTTCCTGGTGATTAGCGTCATGTTTTCAACTTGGCCTTTATACGAAATATCTGGAGTAGTCTCCTGAATTGGGTATATCGGCCACCGAATATCTGGAAATGCTGCCATAGTTATACTGCGGATGCCTTGATGGCGTCACGCATACCTCCTTTGTTCGATTCCATAGCACGAACTACTACATCGATAACATAATTCTCACCATCGAACCGAGAGTTCTGTTGCTTACTTTCAAGTTCTTGGCCAGACTGATTAACGATATTAACAACTACGTTGTTGCTTGTAGCTCCGCCACCCATTAATCTACGAGTTTCACTTGCCGTATAAATGCGATGTGATCCGGAGGACTGCAATAGTTCCGGTCCGTTTTCACCAACCAACATAAGCCCTGGATTCGTTTTTCCTCCGGCAGCGAATCGATTTCCTGTAAATGCAGAACTAAACGAACTACCGCCGGCAAAGGACGATGTCCCTTTTGCAGCACCTAGTGAGCCAATACCACTTACTGCACCACCAAATAATCCTTGCAACTTAGGCATGATGTATTGTTGGAACGTTAACTGAATCATCATCTTAATAATGGCATTTGTCATATCCTTGAATATGTCCTTAATGCCTTTACTGAATGACTTCGTTCCTGTTGCCATAGCCTCGAGATTATTTGTCCATGCTGAATTGATAGAGCTCATCGTACTATCAAAAGTCGATTTAGCTAAATCAGCATAATTGGTAGTCTCTTGCTTATATTGGCGTGCCGCTTCTTGTAGGCTCGTTTTCAGACTGCGACCTGCGAGTTCCCATAGTTTTTGTTGAGACTCTAATAGGTTCTTTTCAATTTGCAGTCTTTGCGTAGCTGTTAACTGGGCCTCATTGACTTCGCTACGTGCGTAGTCAATATAAGCTTTTAACTCTTCAGCAAGTAGTGCATCCGCATCACTGCGAGATAAGCGACCAAGAGTAACCATATTGGTTAAGTGGTCAACGGTTTCACTCGTTTGAGTATAGGCTAACTCTCTGATTTTCTGCTCAGTATCAGATGCTAGTTTTAGGCGCTCTGCCTGAGCTTTCTTTTCAGCGAGTTCCTTATCACCTACTGCCTTTGTATACTCACGAACGTTATCATCGATTTGTGCCTTTTGTGCTTCAGCTTCAGCTTTGAGTAACTGTAAGCGGTCGCCTGTGCGTTCGAGATCGAGTTTCTTGATATCCTCGTTCATCTTACGAACACGGATAGTCTGATTTCGTTGTGCCTCAGCCAATCGCTTTTGGTACAACTCCTCATTCTTAGCTCTAACTTGAGCAGTTAAGTTAGACTCAGCAAGCTTCTTGGCATTTGCCGCGCTACCTGCTGAATCATTAGTGGTACTCGATGTAGCACCTGCTAATAAGCTAGTATCAACATAACCAGTAATAGCCCCAAAGTCACCTTCAACAGACGGCTTGGCAACTACTCCAGTACTAGAGTTAGCCCCCGTATAGCCTCCTGCACCGTCACTAATAACAATGTGATTATCGCCAAGTACAACCACGCCGTCGCCGGCCTTAGGCGTATACCCGTCACCTGCTTCGTGCCATGCCCCTGCGGCTCTAGCTGCATCCATGATAGATGGGACATATCGAGGTACGTCCTTACCAAATGCCTGCAATACCGAATCAGAGAATAATTTTCCGCAATCCGTTGCCCATGTACCATCAGCACCTAACTCGTATGCCTTGCCAAGTTGCTCATTAGCCGCATCTAGCACACTCACGGCTTCCCCTGTAACGCCTCCGCTCAATCCAGAAACAGAACGGATGATATCACGAATATTCTTATTGTTAGCTTCGTACTGGTTCTTGGCAGTTAGCTTATCGATTTCGTATTGACTGCCGTCAATTTGCAGACTTTGCAAAGTAAGAGACCGATATAGTTCAGACATACGCTCTACGGCGCTTGCTAACTTCTCGGCTGCTTGTTGAGCTTTCTTTGCAGCCTGCTCTTGAGCTTTGGCTGCTTTTGCCGCTTCCTCATTCGCTTTATTGATGGCTTCGGTATTCGTTAATCCGCCATTAGCGATTGCTTGCTTTGCTTTTTCGAGCTCTTCTTCAGTCTCTTTTTGTTTGACTTCATGGGCGTGTTTAAGGGCTAATAAGGAATCGATCTCTGCCCCTTCTGCTTTTGTGGCCATGCGATCGTTTTTTATTAGTCCGAATAAAGCAGAATCTTCAACCCAATACCTTGTATCGTGCGATGCTTTAAATTCCTTGGCCAACCCGGATGTGGAATTCGTATTCTTATGAATTTTACTTCCTCTGAGTTCCATACCTAAATCGGACCCGGATGTTTTTTCATTGTAACGAAAATCAAGTAACGCTTTCCCTGCAAGTCCAATTACTGTAGCCAATGTTACCCATGGCCCCGCAGCGGCAAGCGTAGCTATTTTCATAAATCCGAGTGCGCTAGTTAGCGACCTCATGACTATGATTACTGCCCCAGCTTCTGCACCGAATTTAACAATTCCGCCGATAGCTTCCTTTTGTTCAGCGGTCATCGACTCGAATTCCTTAGCTACATCCAATACGCCTTTTGCATAGTCATTAAACACAGGAACTAACTCATGGCCGATGGATACTGCAAGCCTTTTCCCTGTATTTTCTAAATCCTTTAATTCCCGATTTAGCTTTGCGGATTTAGCTGCAGTCTCATCGTCGATGATAAGCCCCATTGCTTTGGCACGTTCAGCCACTTTGTCCATCTGTTCAGCGGACATATTAAGCATGGCGTGCATTTGATACCCGGTACGTCCAAAGAGTTCCATTTCGACACGAGTCTTTTCAGCGCCATCTTTCATGCCCCTTAGACGTTCCTGTATCATCTTGAACACTTCAACGGTATTCTTACCTTGAATCTGTTCAAGTGTGTAGCCTAATTTACTAAATATATCAGTACCGAGTTTTCCCTCTGCCCGAGCGACTTCCATTTTCTCTTTGGCCGCTCCGACGTTCTTAGAGAACTTAGCAAATGCACCAGCGCTATCCTCCATAGCAACGCCCATATAATTGGCCACTGCTAATAGTTCGCTAGTTTCTTTTGCCGTAGCACCGGTAATCCCTGATAACTTCTTAACGGCTACATCCCATTGAATAGCCTCCTTAGCAAGTTTGGCACCGATACCTACAACACCAACACCGGCACCTATCGCCATGAGGTCATTCTTCATTTTGCCAAGGGCGGATTTGGCGCCTTCGGCACTTGCAGTGATTTTCTTGAGTCCGGCTTCCGTATTCTTATCGGTCAGCTGAACGACAATATCAATTAAATTATTGGCCATTCTTGTGCGCCACCTCCAATTCTTTGGCTTCTAACAATACGAGTAAATCGATAAGATGCGGCAGTGGCTCGATGCCGTAAGCCCTCGCCACCTCTAATACCGCTGGCATATCGAATCCTGCAATACCGCCTGGATGCCAACGTCGCTGCATCCGGCTAGCGTTGTACACTCGCATTGCTTGTCTAGTTCCATCTAATTGGTGAGGGGAATTAAACTCACACTCCGAACAGTCAAAATGCTGTTTAGTCTCACGTTGCATTTTGACGCAGTCTGAGCAGTATTTCGGCTTATCGGAGTTGAGCCAACCCCACACCTGAATTAGTTTTTTTCGATTTCAGCCTTTTTTTCGTGAGTAAACCGCATAGTTTCAATTGCTAATTCCATAACGCCATCGTTTGGTGCTTCTGCGATTTCACTATCAGACATCTTATACACATTTTTCATAATCCATTCGGCTAAATTGCGATACCACAATAATTTAGCCGATTCAGGGGTTTCTTCCGGAAGAGGTGTGTATAACGGATCTAATTCAGCCTTAATCAATTCGCTACGCTCAGCAAATGTCAAACCTCTTAATTTAATATCTTCAAATGCCATGTTGGCACCTCCTAGTATTGTTCTTGATTATTAACTAAAGTAATGATGGATGCGGAACGACCAGCATCTGCACGATAGTATGCTTTAAACGGTAATTCAATATTAACGCCACGAGGGCCGTCAATACCTGGAGATTGTCGTTCGTAAACAAGTTCAGGCAACTTGAATGTAAGCGACCAGTCATCTTGTTCAAGTCGCAATTCCAAGCTGGATTCTGTACCATTGACCGCTTTATTCAAGAGGTCCTTATTTTGGAAGAACGCCTTAATCGTCCCTGAAATTGACGCAATTCCTGGGTCGATATACGTTCTAAAACCTTTACCACCGATAGCATAAGAATCACCGTCCAAGCCAAAGTCAAAGTTGATATCGCAACTTAGAATATTG